CTCCTTGAACACGATCGCACTCGTCCAATTGGCAAATTGATGAGCCACGAAGTAACCGCCAATGGAATCGTTGCAACTTTTAAGATTGCCAACACAATGGCTGGCGAAGATGCGCTGGTTGAGGCAACCGAAGGCCTACGTGATGGATTCAGCGTTGGCGCACAAATTAACGAATGGACAAACAACAAGGGAACAATGCTTATCACCTCAGCAACCCTTGATGAAGTTTCCCTCGTAACTGATCCAGCAATTGACAGCGCTCGCGTTAGCGAAGTCGCAGCTTCCGAGAATGAAACACCAAAAGAAGATTCTGCTCCGGCAACCGCTGAAGCAGACCAACCAACCGAAGGAGAACAAGTGTCTGACACTACCGTTCCTGCTCCTGCCGACGAAACGGTAGAAGCAGCTAAGGTTGAAGCCGCTGCGCCTCGTCCAGCGTTCTTCACCGCTCCGCGCCTTGAGTTCACAAAGGCTAAATATCTCGAGAATAGCGTTCGCGCAAAGCTCGGCGATGATGCAGCTCGCCAGTACGTTATGGCAGCAGACGACACCACAAGCAACAACGCTGGTCTCGTTCCAACACGTCAATTGACTGAGGTCATCAACCCACTATCCAATGCAGATCGTCCAGCTGTTGATTCAGTATCAAGCGGCGTTCTACCAGATGCAGGAATGTCTTTCGAGATTCCTAAGCTCACCGCAGTTCCAACAGTAGGCGAAGAAGCTGAAGCAGCTGCAATTGATGAGACAGGAATGACAAACGAATTCCTTTCAGTATCCGTAAAGAAGTATGCCGGAGGACAAACTTTCTCTGTTGAACTTCTTGATCGTTCTTCACCAGCGTTCTTTGATGAACTCGTTCGTCAGATGGAATACGCATACGCAAAGGCGACTGACGTTGCAGTAATCGCTGGCCTTGTTGCTGGCGGAACTGACGGCGGAAACCGCACTCTTGATGCTGCTGGCTTCCTTGACTTTGTTTCCGATGCTTCAGTTTCTGTTTATAAGGGAACTCTCGGAACCGCGACAAACATTCTTGTTTCTCCAGAACAATGGGGCAACATTATGAACCTCGCTGATGCTGGTCGTCCGATTTATCAGAACCTCATTGGCCCATCAAATCAAGGTGGCAATCTCTCCGGTGGCGCAGTTCGCGGCAACGTTCTTGGACTAAACCTCCGCGTTGCTCGTAACCTTGCAACCGCAGCTCCAACCGGTGATAACTCAATCATCATCATCAACCCAGACGCATACACTTGGTATGAGTCCTCACGTTTCCGTCTACAAACAAACGTCGCACTAAACGGCCAAATCGAGGTCGCTTACTACGGCTATGGCGCACTTGCAACAAAGGTTGCAGCTGGCGCTTACAAGTGGATGGTTGCGTAGTTAGAACCCTAAAAGTGACGGCCAGTCCGCTCCCGAGCTGGCCTGTCACCCTCTAGATCGAAAGGACGGCGAGATGCCAACAATTGTTACAGCCTCACAGCTCAGGACGATTCTTGGCGTCTCGTCATCTCTTTATTCAGATGCTTATCTTGACGATATTTGCGATGCTTCCGAAAACGTTATCCTTCCAATGCTTGTCACTTTCCAAAGCAAAGTGGATAAAGTTTATTTAGAAAATAACGTTGCTTATTTCCACACCGCGACAATTCACGAATTTACCGAAGGTCAATCGGTTGTTATCACAAGTGTCGGAGCGCCATTTAACGGCACTCACACAGTTACAGATGATTTAATTGGCCCCTATGTATTTACCGCCGCCATCACAAATGCTGACGTATTGGAAAAGAACATTATCCCAGCCGGAAACGCTGCGCTCTCTGGCGCATCAACCTATGTGGGAAATGCCAACGTCGAAGCTGCCGTTTTGGCTATTTCTGTTGAAATCTTCCAAGCCAGAACTGCCGCTGGAGGATCAATCGAAGGCGTAGATTTCGCAGTTACACCTTACAGACTTTCTAAGAATTTATTGGCAAAGGTAACCGGCCTTCTTGGCCCCTATCTTGACACCGATGCGATGGTGGGTTGATGCCCGCCTCAACAGTCTTATCTTCTATCCGGACACCGCTGGCAACTGCACTCGCCTCCGTTTCGGCGAATGTTTATAGTTATGTTCCCGAAGCTGTGCAAGTTCCAGCGGTTATTCTTGTTCCAGATTCACCTTATCTTGAATTAAACACAATCAACGATTCAACAATTCACGCCAAGATTAATATGACGATTACTTGTGGAGTCGCTTATCTTTCCAACCCAGCTTCTCTTGACAATCTTGAGCAGTTGATATTTTCAGTTTTGGCAGTAATTCCGGACGGCTACACAGTCGGCCCAGTAGAACGGCCATCGGTTACGCAAGTGGGTGCAGTCAATTTATTGGTTGCCGATATTCGCGTTTCCACCTATTACACACAAACCAACTAAGGAGAAAACGTGGCAACCACAGTAATTACCGGTCGCGACATTTCGCTGTCTTTCACAGGTGGAACGGACATCGAAGCCCAAGCGACAAACGCGGTATTGACTAAGACCAACGTTCGCGAGACCTATCAGACTCTCGACGGCGAGGCTTACAAGACAGTAAACATCGAAGGCACTTTCCAGCTCGATATGCTCGCAGACTGGGGCAAGGCTAACTCTGTATGCGAAGCTCTTTGGGCAGCAGCAGAATCCGCACCAGATACAACAATCAGCGTAACTTTGACCGCCGCAACTGGCGCACAATTTGTTTTCCCAATCCTTCCAGAATTCCCCACAGCTGGCGGATCAGGAATTGACGCACAAACAGTTTCATTTACCTTTAAGATTGCAAATGGAACAGTAACAGAGACCTTCAGCTAAGAGATCGGAGCATCGGGAGATGAAGTTATCAATAACAATTAAATACAACACGGGCGAGTCGGTTACTTATGTAGCCGGCTTACCCGAGTGGGCTAAGTGGGAACGCAAAACTGGCAAGTCCATTTATTCGATGAAGGATATTTCGGCTTATCAGCAAGCAGACTTCTTAGATCTTGCTTATTTCGCTTACAAGCGCGAAGCGGCAGGGAAGCCCACTAAGTCTCAGGAAATCTGGGAACTGTCCATTGATGAAATGCTGATTGGAGATGAAAGCCCAAAAGCTACGAGTCCGGAAGCGTAAATCGGCTTCTTGTCGAAGTCGCAATAGCGACCGGAATCCCAATGAGCGAGTGGACGGACATCGAACAAGTATTAACGGCAATTGAGATATTGAAGGAGCGCAAAGGTGGCAGATGAACCAATCAGCTATGACAAGCGCGAACTTCGTTCAATCATTACCGCGTTCAAAGCGATGGACGATGAAGCTATTGATGCGGCTAAACGCGAAAGTTTTGCGCTCGCTCAATATGCCGCCAACGAGGTTAAGGCCTACGGCATCACCAGAACCTTTGGACAAGCCGTTGTCAATCGCATTACTTCTGGCGTTAAAGTTTCCAAAACCTCGAAGATTGGCGAGTTCTCTTACGGATTCGCGAGTCAGCGTTTCTCTGGTGGAGGATCAACTAAAGACCTCTGGGCAGGTTACGAATTCGGATCTAATCGTTATCGTCAGTTCCCACGACGCACCCCACGTCAAGGCAGAGGAAATTCTGGCTATTTCATCTATCCAGCCCTTCGCAAAATTCAGCCTCAATTGATTGCGAAATGGGAAGATGCGTTTTCTAAGATTCTGGGAAAGTGGGACGACTAATGGCGGGAAGTAGAACCCTTAAGTTATCAATCCTTGCTGATGTTGATGACTTAAAAAAGAAGCTAGATATTGGCTCCAAAGAGGTCGAAGGCTTTGGCGGTAAGTTAGAAAAGTTTGGCAAGGTCGCCGCTGCGGCTTTTGCTGCTGCCGCTGCTGCGGCTGCTGCCTATGCTGGCAAATTAGCCATTGAAGGCGTCAAAGCAGCCATAGAAGATGAAGCTGCACAGAAGCGGCTAGCCCTAGCATTACAGAATGTCACAGGGGCCACAGAAGCCCAAATTGCGGCAGTCGAAGAGCAGATAAGCAAAACAGCTCTGGCTACTGGTGTCGCGGAC